TAAATTCATACCGAGCAACGGAGCCGAGTGCGAGCTACCAAATGGCCGGATGAGTTACGAAACCAAAATTCGTAACCATCCGGTTTTTTGTATTTCGTAACCATTCGGCTCTTTTACATATCTCACGCTTGGCTTCTTTCTGAAAGGAGCCAAACAATGAAAATCAATTACAAAGATGCTGACGGCAAACTCATTGACATCGAAGTATCTGAAGAAGTCGGAACCTTCTACCTTGAGTCAATCGAAGCAGAAAAGAAAAACGACCGAAAAAACTCACGTCCGGATCGACACTCTCAACTATCTACCTTTTCATACGAGGACATTCGCTACTTCAGTGATGATACAGACATCCTCGCAGACTTAATCGAATCCGAAGCCATAAACCATACCATAACTCGCCTGAATGAACGACAGCAGTACCTAATCCGCAAGTGTCTGCTCGAAGGTTGGTCATACACAGATCTCGCCAAAGTAGAGGGCAAGGATGAATCCGCCATCCGACATGCCGTGGATCGCGCTAAGAAAAAACTTGGAAAAGCTCTGGAGTAAACCGTCCGATTTATTGCTTTCTCCTGGCTTAGTTCATAAGGCAAAATAAAAAGCCTTCAGAAAGGAAAGGTGATCACATGAGACATGCACTTAAAATCAGTGTTTCAAAAGAACCGCCGGGCGGAGGAATCGTGGGCTGCCGAGATGTCACTATAAGGGAGCGATTGGTACGCGTTCTACTAGGTGATAAACGGAGGCTGACGGTCATTGTTCCTGGTGACAGCGTAAAGACCCTATCCATTGTTGAGGAGGAAGGTGAAGAAGGTGAGCAAAACAAAACTGTTACTTGATGTGGTTGATAACATGCGTTCGCTGGCAGAGAGCATCCAAGCAGTTGCAGAAGCGATGGCGGGAAGCGAAGTTACCCAGTCTGCACAAAAAGAACCACCGGCCGCTGAATCAAAGCCTATGTCCAAACCAGTCTCTCTTGAACAGGTGCGTGCTGTTCTTGCCGATAAGAGCCAGGCGGGATTCACAGCTGAGGTACGTGGGCTTTTGGAGAAGAACGGTGCTCCGAAACTCAGCCAGATTGATCCGGAAAACTATGCTGCTTTACTTGCGGATGCGGAGGCACTGAAATGAGCAATCACGCAATACTGTCCGCATCTGGAGCGCATCGCTGGATGAACTGTACCCCGTCAGCAAGGCTGGAGCGAGAGTTTGAAGATAAAAGTGGCGAAGCGGCTGCAGAGGGTACTGCAGCTCATGCCCTAGCCGAACATAAGCTTCGTAAAGCCCTTAAGCTGCGTTCAAAAAAACCAGTATCGCAATACGACTCAGATGAAATGGACGCTTACATAGATGGCTATGTGGAATTCGTGTTGGAGATCATCCAAGGTCTAAAACAAACATGCTCTGATCCCACGATCCTGATCGAGCAGCGTCTGGACTTTTCCCGCTTCGTGCCAGACGGGTTTGGCACAGGGGATTGTGTGGTGATCGGCGACGGAACGCTTCACATCGTCGACCTAAAGTATGGACAAGGAGTTTTGGTTCATGCCGAAGACAACCCACAAATGAAGCTGTATGCACTTGGCGCACTAAACCTTTTCGACGGCATTTATGACATCAGCCAAGTGTCCATGACAATCTATCAGCCACGCAGGGAAAACGTAAGTACCTACACAGTGGTTAAAGAATCGCTCTACCAGTGGGCAGAAGAGTGCCTAGTGCCAACAGCAAAGATTGCCTTTGAAGGCGATGGGCAGTATCGCTGCGGTGACTGGTGCCAGTTTTGCAGGGCTGCAGTCAAGTGTCGAGCGCGTGCTGAGGAAAAGCTGAACCTTACAAAGTTTGATTTCTCCTTGCCTCCCATCCTCACGGATGACGACATCGAAGACATTCTTTCAAAGCTTTATGACCTTACTTCCTGGGCCAATGCCATCGAGGCTTATGCTATGGACGCTGCGCTCAATCACGGGAAACGCTGGCGAGGATTCAAGCTGGTTGAGGGCCGATCAGTCAGAAAGTACAAGGACGTGGAAGCCGTCACAGAAGCGGCAAAATCAGCCGGTTATCGAGATATCTTCAAACAGTCCTTACTCAACCTCACCGAGATGGAAAAGCTAATGGGCAAGCCAAGGTTCAATGAAATCTTAGGTAACCTCATCGAAAAACCGCCCGGAAAACCGGCACTCGTCCCCATAACCGACAAACGACCGGAAATCAATACATCTGCAAAGCAAGATTTTAAGGAGGAAATGTAACATGTCAAACACAGAAAACAGAACGAACACAACACCAAAGGCTAATCCCACTAAAGTCGTCACAGGCGTCGTGCGTCTATCCTACGCCAATGTATGGGAGCCTAAGAGCATCAACGGAGGTACTGAGAAATACAGCGTGTCGCTCATCATTCCCAAGACCGATACCAAGACCATCGACGCGATCAACAAAGCGATAGACGCTGCCATCGAAGAAGGTCGTGGGAAATTCGGCGGCAAAATACCGAGTAAGGCAACACTCAAGCTCCCGCTGCGTGATGGAGATATCGATCGCCCGGATGATGAGGCGTACGCCGATTGCTACTTTGTGAATGCCAATTCCAACGCTGCGCCAGAAATCGTGGACAAGTCGCTGAATCCCATCATGAGCCGTTCCGAGGTCTATTCGGGAGTCTATGCAAGGGTCAGCATCAATTTTTATGCTTTCAATTCCAACGGCAACCGCGGTGTCGCTTGCGGCCTTGGAAACATCCAGAAAGTCCAGGATGGTGAGCCGCTTGGTGGCAAGACGAGCGCTGCCGATGATTTCAACTCCGACTATGATGGCGATGACTTCCTTGGCTAAGGACTTTAATGCAATGCGACGATTTGGGCGGCAGAATTTTCTTGTCGCCCTTTCCAACTGTGGAGGAGCTATGAAAACATTATCGATCGATATTGAAACGTACTCGAGCGCCGATCTTTCAAAATGCGGTGTTTACAAATATTCGGAGTCTCCGGATTTTGACATCTTATTGTTTGGCTATTCGATTGATGGTGGGGAAGCAAAGGTCATTGATCTTGTTGCTGGAGAAACCCTACCTGAGGAAGTAAAAAAAGCTCTGACGGATGACGAAGTTATGAAGTGGGCTTTCAATGCTCAGTTTGAGAGGGTCTGCCTTTCTCGCTGGCTATATCGGAGGGATGTAATAACCGACACGCATAAGGCCAAGGGCCAATTTCTGAGCCCTTCAGCCTGGCGCTGCTCTATGATCTGGTCAGCCTATATGGGGTTACCCCTCTCACTAGAGGGTGCGGGTGTCGTTCTGGGACTTGAAAAGAAAAAGCTCAAGGAAGGCAAAGACCTGATCCGCTATTTCTCTATGCCTTGTAAACCATCAAAGGTAAATGCCGGACGCGAACGCAACCTACCAGCTGATGCACCCGATAAATGGGAGCAGTACAAAACCTATAACGCTCGCGATGTTGAAACTGAGCTTGAACTGCAGGCGAAGCTTCACAAGTTTCCTGTACCGGAAGCTGAATGGCAAAACTATATCCTCGATCAAGTGATTAATGATCGGGGCATTCGGCTGGACATGGACCTAGTTGAGGAAGCCATCCGCTTTGATGAGCGGGCCAAACAAGAACTGACCTATCTGATGCAGCAAATGACTGAGCTCGATAATCCAAACTCGGTCGCCCAGATGAAGGCGTGGCTTTCTGATCAAGGCATGGAGACTGACACGCTGGGCAAGGCTGCTGTGAAAGAGCTTCTGAAGACAGCGCCTGAACCCCTCGGTAGGGTGCTGGAGCTGCGGCAGTCGATGGCCAAAAGCAGCGTCAAGAAGTACTCAGCCATGAAAAACGCTGTCTGTTCCGATGGCAGAGTTCGTGGGCTACTTCAGTTTTACGGCGCAAATAGAACCGGCCGCTGGGCCGGAAGGCACGTGCAGGTCCAAAATCTGCCCCAAAACCACCTGCCTGACTTGGAGCAAGCAAGGCAACTCGTCAAGCTTGGCCAGTACGAAATGCTTGAAGTGCTCTATGATACAGTGCCGGAGGTGCTTTCGGAGCTCATCCGTACCGCTTTTATTCCGAAGCCCGGTCAACAATTCATTGTGGCTGACTTTTCAGCGATTGAAGCTCGTGTGATTGCTTGGCTTGCTGGTGAAGCTTGGCGAAACGAGGTATTTGCCACCCATGGCCGGATCTATGAAGCCTCAGCCAGTCAGATGTTTCATGTCCCACTTGAGGAAATCACCAAGGGCAGCCCCTTACGGCAAAAGGGAAAGATATCAGAGCTCGCCCTCGGCTATGGCGGGTCGGTTGGTGCGCTCAAAGCCATGGGGGCATTAGATATGGGTGTTTCAGAGGATGAGCTTCAGTCGCTGGTCAATGTATGGCGTGCGGCCAATCCAAACATTGTTAGGTTCTGGTGGTATGTAGACCGGGCTGCTATGACGGCTGTTCAGGAGCGAACCGTTACGTCTACTCATGGCATTCAGTTTGAGTGCAGAAGCGGGATGCTTTTCGTGAAATTACCTTCAGGCAGACAACTCTCGTATGTGAAACCAAAGCTCGGTCAGAACCGATTCGGAAACGACGCGGTGACCTTTGAGGGTGTCGGAGCAACGAAAAAATGGGAACGCATCGAGACCTATGGTCCAAAGCTGGTGGAAAACATCGTTCAGGCAGTATCCCGCGATCTTCTCTGTCATGCCCTTCAGAGATTCCGGCACTGTGAAATTGTAATGCATGTCCATGACGAGCTCGTCATCGAAGCCGACGCCCATTTGTCGATGGAGGCAATTTGCGAGCAAATGAGTCAGGTTCCACCTTGGGCTGAAGGGCTTTTACTTCGTGCCGAAGGGTTTGTGTGCCCATTTTACAAAAAAGATTAAAGAAATTTGAAAAGGACCGTCCGAATCCGCCCTTTCTTATGGCTTAAAGCGAAGGCAAAAAACAAAATCTGCTGGCCTTCAGAAAGGACGGTTCTAATATGAACAATTTACAGGTTTTCTCCTACGAGGGGAAGGAAGTCAGAACAATCCAGGAAAGTGGCGAGCCTTGGTGGGTGCTGAAGGATGTGTGTGTGGTCTTGGAACTCAGCAATAGTCGGATGGTGGCTGAACGCTTAGATGAAGACGAAAAGGGTGTAAGCATTGTTGACACCCTTGGCGGGAAGCAAGAACTCACGGTAATTACTGAGAGCGGGCTTTACAACGTTATCCTGCTTTCACGAAAGCCTGAAGCACGAAAGTTCAAGCGCTGGGTCACCCACGAAATACTGCCAAGCATCCGCAAGCACGGAGCGTATATGACCTCGGACAAGCTTGAAGAAATCATGAACGACCCCGATGCCTGGATCAAGCTGCTGACCACACTTAAAGAAGAACGTCAGGCAAAAGAGCGACTCCAGCTTCAAGCTACGGTCGACAGGCCAAAAGTTGTCTTTGCAGACGCTGTATCCGTGTCAGACGGAACCATTCTCATAGGCGAGCTTGCCAAAATCCTAAAAGGCAACGGAATTGAAATCGGTCAGAACCGCCTGTTCGAAAGACTTAGACAGGATGGGTTCCTGATCAAGCGCAAGGGCACCGACTACAATGCACCCACCCAGAAGGCTATGGAGCTGGGCCTGTTCAAGGTCAAGGAGACGGCTATCACTCATTCAGATGGTCATGTCACGATCTCAAAGACCACCAAGGTCACGGGTAAAGGCCAGCAGTACTTCGTCAACTACTTCCTCGGTGGAGGTGGCGGCAATGGACAGATTTAATGTGGAGCATTATCACGACCCAACAGCTGCCGATGCCTTGGCGGCAGTGGAGCGAGAGGAAAAAGCAAAGACACGAAAGCCTTGTGTGTTCATCTGTTCACCGTTTGCCGGTGATATCGAAGGTAACACCATAAGAGCCCTAAGATACATGCGGTTTGCAGTTGTGCGAGGCGCGATCCCTTTCGCGCCCCACCTGCTTTACCCGCAGGTGCTGGACGAAGCTGATCCTTCTGAACGTGAGCTTGGACTCTTTTTCGGGATGATCTGGCTCGGCAAGTGCGATGAGCTATGGGTCTTCGGCCGCCATATTTCATGTGGCATGGCGCGTGAAATAGCCAAGGCAAAAAAGCGCGGTATTCCTATAAGACGTTTCAATGATGTGTGTGAGGAGGAATTCGAATGAAGATCGCTATCGGCAATAGCCGTATGGATAAGAAATGGAAGAACAAGGACATTACATGGCCAGCCTTCAAAGATATGGTGTGCACCACCAGACGCACCACCGAAACGGGGTCCGAGTTTCGTAAGCTGACGAAAGCTCGTCAGGATTCCATCAAGGATATAGGCGGCTTCGTCGGTGGTGCCTTACGGGAAGGCAAACGGCGAAACGGTTATGTGCTTTGCAGGTCCATGCTCACCCTCGATATGGACTACGCAACGCCGGATACCTGGGTGCAGCTTGATTCTCTCTATGACTGGGCCTGCTGCCTCTATTCCACTCACAAGCATACCCCGGAGGCTCCACGTCTTCGTCTGGTTATACCACTGGCACGTGAGGTCAGTGAGGATGAGTATCCTGCCCTTGGCCGTATGGTGGCAAAAGAAATCGGTATAGATATGTTTGATGACACCACCTATGAGCCCTCCCGTCTGATGTACTGGCCGTCGACCTCCTCGGATGGCGAGTTCGTGTATCAAGATAAGGATGGCAGCTTGCTTGATCCCGACATGTATCTTTCAAGGTATGCCGATTGGCGGGATACCTCCATGTGGCCGACCTCGAAACGTCAATCGGAGATTCTTCAGCATAGCATCAAGCAGCAAAAGGACCCGCTAGAAAAAAGCGGTGTGGTTGGCGCGTTCTGCAGGGCTTACACCATCGAGGATGCCATCGAGGTATTTTTAGCGGGCGTTTATGAGCCTTCCGCGATGGAAGGCCGCTATGACTATATTCCCGCGGACTCCAGTGCCGGTGTGGTCATTTACGGCGGCAAGTTCGCTTATTCCCATCATGCCACAGACCCGGTCTGTGGGAAGCTCTTAAATGCCTTTGATCTTGTTAGGCTACACAAATACCCTGAGCTTGACGAAAAGGCATCCTTCAAAGCTATGTCAGAATTCGCTGTTAAGGATGCTCGGGTTAAGGCGGAGTTTACCCAGGAACGAAAGGCCCAGACCTTCGAGGAGTTCTCAGATGAGGAGGATTGGCAAAGTCGGCTTGAGCTTGAAAAGAATGGCAAGATCAAGGACACCCTGTCCAATATTTCCACCATCCTAAGGTTTGATCCGGCACTTCAAGCCATCGTGTTCAACCAATTCAAGAATCTGATCGACGTGATTGGTGAACTGCCTTGGCCCCAGGTGAAGCCCGGATGGGGTGACACCGACATTGCCTGTGCCAAGCTGTATTTTGAGCGCACCTATGGGATTTGGTCACCGACCAAGTTCAAGGATGCGCTGCTAGGCGTGATATCTGTGGAGCGACTTTATCATCCGATCAAGGACTATCTTAGAACCCTGAAATGGGATGGGACCCAGCGGCTGGACACGCTACTCATAGACTACCTGGGTGCAGAAGATACCCCCTATGTCCGTGCGGTCACACGAAAAACAATGGTTGCGGCGGTGGCCAGGATCTACAGGCCGGGCACAAAATTCGACTCCATTCTCGTGCTCAACGGATCGCAAGGTATCGGCAAATCCACCCTCTTTGCCCGGCTGGGTGGCCAGTGGTACTCCGACTCATTATCTATTTCCGACATGAAGGACAAGACTGCGCCGGAGAAGCTACAAGGCTACTGGATACTCGAGCTTGGCGAGCTTGCTGGTATCAAGAAGCTGGACGTGGAAACGGTGAAGTCGTTCATTACGCGTACTGATGATAAGTACCGCCAGTCCTACGGTGTATCCGTGGAAAGTCACCCGCGCTCCTGCATCATTGTTGGCACCACCAACTCCGACGGTGGGTTTCTTCGTGATATCACTGGCAATCGCCGTTTCTGGCCGGTGCGCGTCATGGGTCATGGTAAATACCATGCCTGGGAGCTTGCCGAGGCGGATCAAATATGGGCCGAGACAATAGAACGTTATAAAGCTGGCGAGGAGCTATTCCTGAAAGGCGCACTGGCTGAGGAAGCAGTCTCCCAGCAGCGGGATGCCATGGAAAGCGACGACCGTGAAGGTTTGGTAGCGGAGTATCTCGATACCTTGCTACCTGAAGGCTGGGATAAGCTGGACCTTTATCAGCGGCGAAGCTTCCTCACAGGCAGTGAGTTCGGTGGCGAGACCAGAGTGGGAATCGAGCGCAGGCAGCAGGTTTGCGTCATGGAGATCTGGTGTGAGTGTTTTGGCAAGAGCCGCGAGACTGTTAAAAAAGGCGACTCCTATGAGATTGAGAGCATCCTGAACAAGCTCGGTGGCTGGGTGAAGTTCACTGGCAATAAGACTGGTAAGAAGCATGTGCCGCTCTATGGTCCTCAACGTGTGTTCGTTCGAACCGAAAGTGAGGTGCAGGCACATGCCAATGCTGCTCATTAAAGGTAAGGCACACAGGTTGGGCAAAGTCGCAAGCCCTTCAGCTGGTAGGCTTCTAAGCGTGCTTGTTCCCATTGTGCCGATTCCTTATTTATTCGAGGTTTTAGTTATAAGTAGTAAAGGAGTAATAGGCACGTTTAAGCGCGTATATGCGCGTAAGAGTTTAAACCGCTTGGGCATGGACATGGGCACAAGGAGGTTCTTATGCGTGAAAAATTGACTGAACAAAAGCTGGTCCTGGCGGTGAAAGCAGCCGGCGGAATCGCTGTGAAGTTTGTTTCGCCTGGTTTTGATGGCATGCCCGACCGCCTTGTCCTTTTACCTGGTTCAAAAATGGCCTTTGTTGAGGTTAAAGCGAAAGGTTGTAAACCACGTCCTTTGCAGCTTAGACGGCATGAGCTGTTACGGGCCTTGGGCCTTCTGGTGTATGTCCTAGACGATGAAAGGCAGATTGGAGGGATGCTTGATGAGATACGAACCACATGACTATCAGGTTTATGCAACAGAGTACCTCCTCCAGCATTCCATTGCTGCAATTCTGTTAGATATGGGTCTTGGCAAGTCAGTAATTACCCTGACGGCCATCTTTGATTTAACCCTCGACAGCTTTCTGATTCGAAAGGTTCTGGTGATTGCCCCACTTCGTGTGGCTCGGGATACCTGGCCCGCTGAAATCGAGAAATGGGATCATATCTCGGGTCTGAAATATGCTGTTGCTGTCGGCAGTGAACGGGAACGTAAAGCAGCGCTGCTGCAAAAAGCTCAGGTGCACCTTATCAACCGAGAAAACATTGAATGGCTGGTCACCAAGAGCGGGCTGCCTTTCGACTATGACATGATAGTCATCGATGAACTGTCCTCCTTCAAATCCCATCAAGCTAAGCGATTTAAGAGCCTGCTGAAGGTACGGCCCGGTGTTAAGCGAATTGTTGGGCTTACAGGAACACCCTCCAGCAACGGTCTCATGGATCTGTGGGCAGAGTTTAGGCTTCTGGATATGGGACAGCGGCTCGGCCGATTTATCGGGAATTATCGGTCTACCTTCTTTATTCCTGATAAGCGGAATGCCCAGGTGGTTTTCTCCTATAAACCAAAGCCCGGTGCCGAAGAAGCCATATACGGGCTGATATCTGATATCACGATATCCATGAAGGGTAGCGACCATTTGAAGCTGCCGGAACTGGTGATGAACGAAGTCCCTGTGCGGATGTCGCCAAGTGAGGAGCAACACTACCTGACCATGAAGGACGAGATGGTGTTGTCTCTTAAAGGCAAGGAGATTGATGCCGCAAATGCAGCAGCCCTTTCCGGGAAGCTGCTGCAGATGGCAAATGGTGCGGTCTATGACGAAAACCACGAAGCCATCCACCTGCATGACCGAAAGCTTGATGCTCTTGAGGATCTGATCGAAGCGGCCAACGGGAAACCGGTGCTCATCGCCTACTGGTATAAGCATGATCTTGAGCGAATACTCGAGCGCTTCCCTGCTGTGCGTCTGGATACCGCTGAAAGCATCCGCAGGTGGAATGCTGGCGAGCTATCGCAAGCGGTTATTCACCCCGCATCAGCTGGACATGGTCTGAATTTACAAGCTGGTGGCTCCACCCTTGTGTGGTTCTCGCTGACCTGGAGTCTTGAGCTTTACCAGCAAACCAATGCCAGGCTTTGGCGGCAAGGACAAAAGGATACAGTGGTAATCCATCACCTCATTGCTAAGGGCACAATTGACGAACAGGTCATGAAGGCCCTTCGGCTGAAAGATAAAACCCAGTCCGCACTGATTGATGCGGTCAGGGCTACCCTAAATAAGGAGGCGGTTACATGATTGCACTAAAATACATCAACAAGAACGCCGCTACTGTAGCCGCCATCCGCGACTACGAAAACATGCGGTTTATCATCAACAACACCCCGCAGGAAATCAAGGATGTGTATGCCCAGATGACTTCTCCAAGAGGGCCAAAGCTCTCGGGGATGCCGTCTGCAAGAAACCCTCAGGCTGGAGCCGACAAGCTGGCAGCACAGATCGACAAGCTGGACATTCTGCGGGAGCGCTACAGCCAGGCCATTGAGTACATGACTTGGTTTGAGCCTGCATGGTCCAGTTTGACTGATACCGAGCAGCGCATCCTTACCGAGTTCTATATGACAGACAACCAGAAATCCGGCGCGACCTATCGCCTGATGGATGAACTTCGCTACAGCGAAAGCCATATCGAGCGGCTCCGGTCGAATGCCCTGAATCATCTTAGGAGCCTTCTTTACTGTTGATCAATAAATACTAACACATATTTTTTGTAGTAAATAGAAATACTACAAAATACTATTTACAAGTAACTGCAAAAATGATATAGTAAATTCAGGTAAAGCAATAGTAAATTATGGAGGTGTTCATTATGGCAAAGCTAGAAATCAATATTGAGGATGCAACCTTACATGAGGCAGAGAAGATCCTTCACTCTCTCGGGATGAATACGGAGATTGCAGTCAACATTTTTCTTAGGCGAGTCGCGATAGAAAAGGGCTTACCTATGACGATGGCGGCTCCGGTTTCAAGTCAAGCAGAGCCTGACGATTATGAGGACCCTAGCGAAGCGATTGATTATGACTCCATTCAGGTCACACGCAGCAATAACAAGATCACCCCGGTTATGGTCGAGGAAGTTTGGCGTTCGTTCTTAAGGCATCTTGAAGGTTCTGGTGAAATCAATCGATTGAGCACGGAGGTGTCAACTAAAACAGGGATGAACCGTGGCAGCGCGTTTATCTATCTGAACATTCTCGCCAACCTTGCCAAGGGTGAACCCAACACCCGCACCATGAAAATGCATGATCTTGAGTACTACATGGAAAAAATCAAAAAGGAACTCGGTGATAAAAAGTACCAGGCTGCATTAAAATCACTGAGCTCGTCCGTCCCTTATTGGCAGGAGAAGCTGTCCGGTAGCTTTGGTGATAAGGTAGAGGCGTACTGCAAGAAGCACTCATAAAGATGAGGGAATTCTGAGGGAGTGTTTGCTTAAAGGCATAGTATAATAATAGTATCGAAAGCTATATCAAGAGCCTTCGCGGAAAACCGCGGGGGCTTTTTGCATGCCCAAAACGAGGTGAAGCCCAGTGCCATTTAAACCAAAACGGCCGTGCTCCCACCCCGGCTGCCCGAAGCTAACGGACGGACGGTTCTGTGAGGAACACGCCATACAGGAAGCAAAACGCTACGAAAAGTACGACCGAGATCCTGCCGCAAGAAAACGGTACGGCCGGACCTGGAAACGGACACGAGACAGATACATTGCTGCCCACCCACTCTGCGAGCAGTGTCAGAAGAACAGCAAGACCACACCGGCCACAGAGGTCCACCACATCAAGCCACTGTCGCGTGGCGGCAGCAACGACTTCACGAACCTAATGGCGCTTTGCACGCCCTGTCACTCAGAGATCACTGCTCGCGAAGGAGGTCGCTGGGGACGCAAGGACTGACCCCCAGGGGCGGTCTTAATCTCTGTGACCTTTATGGTGTGGAACGGGCGTGGGGCTTCGTGTTGAAAAACGCAAAATCAAACGGGGTAATAGGCCCCCTGCAAAAGGAGGTACGCCGATTGGCAAAAGACGGTACAAACAGAGGAGGCGCACGAGTCGGCGCGGGTGCGAAGAAGAAACCTCTCGCCGACAAAATAGCGGAAGGAAATCCGGGCGGCAGAAAGCTGACACTTATGGAGTTTTCGGATACCGCAGACCTAAAAGGCCAGGCGATGCCCGAACCAAACAAAATGCTCGAGGCTGTTCAAAAAGACGGCAAGGCGCTTGTTGCGGGCGGAATCTACAAGTCCACATGGAGGTGGTTGAATGAACGTGGCTGCGCCGAGCTGGTGTCACCGCAGCTTCTGGAACGATATGCCATGAGCGTGGCCCGGTGGATCCAGTGCGAGGAGGCGGTCACCGAATACGGATTTTTGGCAAAGCATCCCACAACGGGCAATGCGATCCAAAGTCCATATGTGGCGATGGGTCAGAACTATATGAACCAGACAAACCGTTTGTGGTTTGAGATTTTCCAGATCGTAAAGGAAAACAGCACCGGTGAATACAGTGGTGCAAATCCGCAGGATGATGTGATGGAGCGGCTTTTATCCGCTAGGAAAGGAAAATGAAAAATATGGAGATAGAAAAGATTGAAACGAAATTACTCATCCCTGCCGAATACAATCCGAGGAAGGATTTGAAACCAGGCGACCCGGAGTATGAGAAGCTGAAACGCTCTCTTGAAGTGTTTGGATATGTGGAACCGGTTATCTGGAACAAGAGCACAGGTAGGGTCATCGGCGGACATCAGCGTTTGAAAATCCTGCTTAGTATGGGCATGGATGAGATAGAATGCGTGGTTGTCGAGATGGATGAGGAAAAGGAAAAGGCACTTAATATCGCTCTGAATAAAATAGGCGGCGACTGGGACAAAGAAAAACTGACGCTTCTCATTACAGACTTGAATGTTTCAACCTTCGATGTGTCTCTGACGGGTTTTGATCCGGGGGAGATTGACGATCTTTTCAAAGATTCGATTAAAGATAAAATAAAAGAAGATGATTTCGATGTGGACAGCGAGCTGAAAAAGCCCGCTGTTTCTCGTTTAGGGGATGTTTGGATCCTAGGTCGGCACCGATTGGTCTGCGGAGACAGTACGAAAAAGGACACATTTGATGTCCTGATGGATGGGAAAGTCGCCAATCTTACGGTAACGGATCCCCCATACAACGTCAATTACGAGGGAACCGCCGGAAAAATAAAAAATGACAACATGGACAATCAATCGTTCTACGATTTTCTGTTTGCGGCATTTACTAACATGGAATCGGCAATGGCACAGGACGCATCCATTTACGTGTTCCATGCCGATACCGAAGGGCTCAATTTCCGCAAAGCTTTTGTGGATGCGGGATTCTATCTTTCCGGTACTTGCATTTGGAAGAAGCAATCGCTCGTTCTTGGCCGTTCGCCGTATCAGTGGCAACATGAACCGGTGCTGTTTGGCTGGAAAAAGAAAGGTAAGCATCTCTGGTATTCCGATCGCAAGCAGACGACCATCTGGGAGTTTGAAAAACCCAAGAAAAATAGCGACCATCCCACCATGAAACCGGTGGCGCTTGTAGCCTATCCAATCATGAATTCAAGCCTTACAAATTGTATCGTGCTCGATCCGTTTGGTGGTTCAGGAAGTACGCTGATTGCCTGCGAGCAGACAGATAGGATCTGCTTCACCATTGAACTGGACGAAAAATACTGTGATGTCATCGTAAAGCGGTATATTGAGCATATGGGAAATGCAGACGGTGTAGTTCTTATAAGAGGCAGGATTGAGCACCGATTCCATGATCTTCCAGACAAAGAATAGTAAAACTATAAAATGTACGCATTGCTATTATCTACGTTTAGAGTGATATATGTACATACCGAAAGGGAAAAACACACTGAACGGAGGAACAAGAATATGTGGAGTGAAGGCAGCATCAAGATTGGCAGCAACATCATTCGTTACTGGATAAAGCATTTTGAGGAAGCTTCTGTGTTTGGAATTGAGGAAGGGCGCATTTCCAAGCTGATGCTTAAATGCGCCGGCAGGGTCATCGCAAACTACGATCGAGGTTGGGACATTGAACCTTCCGGTAATGACGCAGAGATAGCACTCGCCATTCTGATGGAAAAGTACAACTAACCACAAACGTGAGAACTGCGCTGGGAACGGCTCTGTATCTCGTACATATGGATTTTGGAGGCTTGCTGACCGCAAGTCTATTTTTATGCCTGGAAGGAGGTGAGCGCATATCCGAAAACTGAAAAAGTATACACCGACTTCTTTCATGGCCAAAGACTCTTACTACAGCAAGGAGAAGGCGGATTATGCAGTCGGCTTCATTGAGTGCCTTTCCCACACCAAAGGCACCTGGGCGGGAAAGCCATTTGAACTGATAGACTGGCAGGAGCAGATTATCCGGGATGTGTTCGGGACGCTGAAACCTAATGGGTACCGGCAGTTCAATACCGCCTATGTGGAGATACCTAAGAAGATGGGGAAAAGTGAGCTTGCGGCGGCTGTTGCCCTGCTGCTCACCTGTGGCGACAACGAGGAACGGGCCGAGGTTTACGGCTGTGCCGCAGATCGAAACCAGGCATCAATCGTTTTCAACGTGGCGGCTGATATGGTGAGGATGTGCCCGGCTTTATCCAAGCGGGTGAAAATCCTTGACTCACAGAAAAGGCTCATTTATCTGCCAACCGGCAGCATATACCAGGTGCTGTCCGCCGATGTTGGAAACAAGCACGGTTTCAACACCCATGGGGTCGTTTTCGATGAGCTGCATACCCAGCCGAATAGAAAGTTATACGATGTCATGACCAAAGGCAGTGGCGATGCCAGGATGCAGCCCCTGTATTTTCTGATCACCACCGCCGGGGACAACCAGAACAGCATCTGCTGGGAAGTACACCAAAAGGCTCTGGACATCATGAACGGCAGAAAACACGATTCCACCTTCTATCCCGTTATTTATGGTGCGGCTGCAGAAGATGACTGGTCCGACCAAAAGGTGTGGAAAAAAGCAAATCCATCGCTAGGCATCACGGTCAGCATGGATAAAGTCAAGGCGGCGTTTGAATCAGCAAGACAGAATCCTGCTGAAGAGAACAGCTTCCGGCAGCTTAGGCTGAACCAGTGGGTCAAGCAGGCTGTGCGCTGGATGCCTATGGACAAGTGGGATGCATGCGCTTTTGCGGTCGACCTAGAAATTCTGCGGGGGCGAGTCTGCTATGGTGGGCTCGACCTTTCGTCGTCCACGGACATCACGGCATTTGTACTGGTCTTTCCTCCGCTTGATGAAGAAGATAAATACGTTGTTCTTCCATACTTTTGGATACCGGAAGACAACATCGACCTGCGAGTCCGCCGTGACCATGTGAACTATGATGTTTGGAAGAAACAAGGATTTTTACTGACAACCGAAGGCAATGTGGTGCATTACGGCTTCATCGAAACATTTATTGAGGATCTTGGAATGAAATACAACATTCGCGAGATAGCTTTTGACCGCTGGGGAGCGGTTCAGATGACACAGAACCTCGAAAACCTTGGGTTCGCGGTCGTGCCTTTCGGTCAAGGATTCAAGGATATGTCCCCTCCGACAAAGGAGCTGATGAAGCTTATCCTGGAGCAGAAAATCGCCCACGGCGGTCATCCGGTGCTCCGATGGATGATGGATAACATCTACATAAGGACCGATCCAGCCGGAAACATCAAATCCGACAAGGAAAAATCCACAGAGAAGATAGACGGTGCCGTGGCGACCATTATGGCGCTTGACCGTGCGATACGCTGTGGTGGATCACCGGGAACATCGGTTTATGACGAAAGGGGACTATTGATTCTATGAATATATTCAGCAAGATTTTTAAGGTGAGGGATAAACCCGAAAACAGCCTCACAGGAACCAACTATTCCTTTTTCTTCGGAAGTACAACCAGCGGAAAGCCTGTGACGGAAAGCACCGCGATGCAGATGACCGCGGTTTACTCTTGTGTGAGGATACTTTCAGAGGCGGTGGCTGGACTTCCGCTTCACCTATACCGGTATAACGATTCCGGAGGTAAAGAAAAGGCAGTCGATCATCCCCTATATTTCCTGCTTCACGATGAAGCAAACCCTGAGATGACTTCATTTTCCTTTCGAGAAACGCTGATGAGCCATCTTTTATTATGGGGAAATGCTTATGCCCAGATCATCCGAAATGGGCGGGGAGAAGTGATAGCTTTGTATCCGCTCATGCCTAACCGCATGACAGTGGATCGGGATGCTGCCGGACGGCTTTGCTACCTTTACTCCAGAACATCGGAGGATGCGCCAACGTTAAGCAGCAGATCAAGCCAGGTTGTTCTCAACCCTTCCGATGTCCTTCATATTCCGGGTCTGGGCTTTGATGGACTTGTAGGTTATTCGCCAATCGCTATGGCCAAAAACGCCATCGGTATGGCCATCGCCTGCGAGGAGTATGGTGCGAAGTTTTTCGCCAACGGTGCGGCGCCGGGCGGTGTTCTGGAACACCCTGGTGTGGTCAAAGACCCGGCAAAAGTAAGGGAAAGCTGGAACTCTGTCTATCAGGGCAGCACCAACTCCCATCGTGTGGCGGTTCTTGAGGAAGGCATGAAATACCAGACGATCGGAATCTCGCCAGAGCAAGCCCAATTTTTAGAAACACGCAAGTTTCAGATCAATGAGATTGCCCGTATATTCCGGATACCGCCGCACATGATCGGCGACCTTGAGAAGTCGAGTTTCTCCAATATCGAGCAACAGTCGTTGGAGTTTGTAAAGTATACTCTTGACCCGTGGGTGGTGCGCTGGGAGCAGACGATGCAGCGGGTGCTTTTTACGAGTACGGAAAAAAGACAGTATTTCATCAAATTCAATGTGGACGGACTACTTCGCGGCGACTACCAAAGCCGGATGAACGGCTATGCCACCGCCAGGCAAAATGGCTGGTTGTCCTCCAATGACATTCGTGAACTTGAAAATCTTGACCGCATCTCCGTCGACCTTGGCGGTGACCTGTATCTCATCAATGGAAATATGACAAAGCTCTCGGATGCGGGAGCTTTTGCCGGTACGACGACCCAAAAGGAGGAAGAAAAAGTTGAAAGCAACGACACAAAGCAGAAGTCAAAAGAACGACCCGTTCCAAATCTCAAGACCTGATCCACAGCGTTTTTGGGACTGGGTCAGGAATGAGGATGAAACCCGCACCTTGTTTTTAAATGGGGCAATCGCAGAAGAGAGTTGGTTTGACGATGATGTCACACCGGCTCTTTTTCGTTCTGAGCTTGATAGCGGAAAAGGCGACGTTGTGGTATGGATCAATTCGCCAGGCGGGGACTGCATTGCGGCAGCCCAGATTTACAACATGCTCATGGACTACAAAGGCAGCGTTACGGTCAAAATCGACGGAATCGCAGCCAGCGCCGCCTCGGTGATCGCTATGGCAGGCACGTCGGTCCTGATGTCTCCGGCATCTCTCATGATGGTCCATAACCCGCTCACCATCGCTATAGGCGACAGCGAAGAAATGCGAAAGGCCATCGCCATGCTGGATGAGGTAAAGGAAAGCATCATCAATGCTTACGAGATCAAGACAGGTCTGTCTAGAACAAAACTCGCGCATTTCATGGATGCCGAGACCTGGCTCAATGCCAACAAAGCGATCGAGTATGGTTTTGCAGACGGAATTTTATTCAAAGACAGCATCCCGGTCTCAGGCGTTATGCCTCAGGATAGTTACACTTTCAGCAGATGTGCGGTTACCAATTCACTCGTTACCAAAATCAATCAAAAAAGACCGCCTGAAAAACCAGGCAAACCCGTCACCGATCTCGATAAAAGATTGGAATTAATAAAAACTTTAGGAGGAATTTAGCATGAACAAGATTTTAGAATTGCGTGAGAAAAGAGCCAAAGCATGGGAAGCCGCAAAGGCATTCCTGGACACTAAGCGCGGTACCGATGGGCTTATGTCAGCAGAAGATGTAGCCGTCTACGAAAAAATGGAAGCCGATGTCGTAAATCTCGGCAAGGAAATCGATCGACTGGAACGTCAGCAAACAATTGAAAACGAACTTTCAAAGCCTGTCAATGCGCCGCTTACAGAAAAGCCTTTGGTACCTTCTCTTGAAACTAAGAAAGGCAGAGCCAGTGAAGAATATAAGTCCGCTTTCTGGAATGTGATGCGCAACAAAAACAGCTTTGAAATCAGAAATGCTCTGGAGGCAGGTACAGATTCCGAGGGTGGATACCTTGTGCCGGATGAATTCGAAAGGACTTTAATTGAAGCGCTTTTGGAAGAAAATATCTTCAGAGGTATCGCTAAAGTCATCACTACATCCTCGGGAGACAGGAAGATTCCGGTAGTTGCCACAAAGGGCACTGCATCTTGGGTGGATGAAGAAGGCGAGATCCCAGAATCCGACGATGCTTTCGGTCAGGTATCGATTGGGGCATACAAATTAGCCACTATGATCAAGGTTTCGGAGGAACTCCTTAATGATAGCGTTTTCAATTTGGAGAGCTATATTGCCAGAGAATTTGCAAGGCGAATTGGCGCCAAGGAAGAAGAGGCGTTCTTCATCGGAGACGGCACGGGCAAGCCTACAGGAATCTTCCATTCAACTGGAGGGGCGCAACTTGGCGTTACTGCGACATCCGCCACTGCGTTAACTGTTGACGAGGTTTTGGATCTCTTCTATAGTCTGAAGTCTCCTTACAGGAAAAACGCAATATTCGTCATGAATGACTCAACCGTCAAGGCCATAAGAAAATTGAAGGACGGAAACGGGCAGTACATTTGGCAGCCTTCCCTTACAGCGGGACAGCCGGATACTATCCTAAACAGACCGGTCAAGACATCCGCTTATGTGCCGGCAATCGCATCTGCCGCAAAAACCATCGCCTTCGGCGACTTTGGATATTACTGGGTGGCAGACCGTCAGGGGAGAGCATTCAAAAGGTTGAATGAACTATTCGCGGCAACTGGGCAAGTTGGTTTTATGGCAACTCAAAGAGTCGATGGGAAACTAATACTCGCGGAAGCTATTAAAGTCCTGCAACAGAAAGCGTAGGTGATCTTTGATGAGCAACGTTAAGAACTATGCAGAGCAAGGTGGAGAAAAAACCATCATCAGTGGAGAACTGGAAATTAAAGCAGGAGGTAAACTCACTTTTGATGGCGCAGAGCTTAAGCCTGCCGCAGTCCAGGCAGACAGCGTAGCTACGACCATAGCTGGGACGGTTGCCGATTTCAACGCCCTGCTTGCCAAACTCAAAGCGGCAGGGCTGATGGCATCTGAATAATGTGGGGAGGTGGGCGCGTTGATCGTTACACTTGAAAACACAAAAGCATGGATGAGAGTCGAGTCGAATGACGAGGATGCGCTCATCGAAAGCTTCATTTTAGCAGCGGAGGATATTGTGGAAGGTATCCTCCGCTTTCCTTTGAGTGATTTTTCTGGTGCCATCCCCGAACCGGTGAAGCATGCAATATATTTTGCCGCTTCCAAACTATATGAGGAAAGAAACGAGCTTGACACCGAGTCGCTTAATGACGTGTTGAAGGCGCTCCTTTTTTCGTATCGGGAGGTAGCGTGGTAATGAAAATTGGCAGATTAAGGCATCGAATTGTTATAGAGGAAAGTATTGCCGGCAGAGACAACTTTGGAGCAGAGGTTTACGAATGGATACAGTTTGCCAAAGTTTGGGCCGATGTATCGCCTGTGTCCGGAAGGGAATTTGCCTCCTTCAAGCAGATCAATTCGGAGATCACAACCAAGATCACTATCCGTTATCTCGCAGGGGTTACAGCAGAAATGAGAGTCCTGTTCGATAATCGGATTTTTGAAATCAACTCGATTATCAACCCACAAGAAAAGAACATCTCTCTTCTTCTGATGTGCAAGGAGGTGGCCTGATGGAAATTGAGGAGGCGCTAACGTCATATCTGCTGGACTTTTCAGGTCTTACAGCCTTAATTGGGGATAAGCTCTACCCAGATGAAATACCTCAAGGGATAAAGCTGCCGGCTGTCATTTACAGCAAGGTGAGCGACGTCAAGGACCACACACTTGTCGGGCAAAACCGCCTGGAAAGGCCGATGCTACAGTTTGCCGCCTTTGCGGGCTCAAAAACAGCAGCAAGGGCGATTGCAAACCAGCTAAAAGCAGCGCTATGCGACTTTCAGGGAGAACTATCCGGTCTTGAGATTCAGTACATCAGGCTTGAAAACGAGATCTCAAGTCTTGAGAAAAGCTCGGACGGGATCATAAAAATAAACACAGAGATATTGGAATTTGAAATCAACTTTGTAAAGGGGTGAAATAAATGCCAGGAACACATGCATTCGGAACAACATTTTCTTGGAACAGCGTTGTGATCGCCGGACTTACGGCCATCAACGGCATTGAGCTTTCGGTGGACACCATCGATGTCACGACGCACCAGTCCGCAAACTACTATAAGGAAATCCTGCCTGGACTCATTGACCCGGGTGAGGTCAGCATTGAAGGGCAGTTTGAATTTACCGATGTCTCGGGTCAGCAGGCGATGCTCTCAGATTTAAACAGCAGGACAGCCAGGACCGGGGTCATCACATTCCCTGCCGCAACAGGCAGCACCTGGACCTTTCAGGGATATATCACGAACCTGAAAATAGGGGATGCGCCTATCGATGACAAAATCCCATTTTCAGCCACCATCAAGCCGACTGGAAAACCCGTTTTCGCAGTCGCAACCTCGACAGGGCTTTCCGCTCTTGTCATATCAAACTCCGCGGTGCTTGCGCCCGCCTTTGCCGCGAGCACAATCGATTACGTCGCATCCGTGCTTACGGGTATCGCCAGCGTGACCATTACGCCGACAGCGTCAGCGGGAACAATCACCATTACTGCAAATGGAGCAAGCCAGGTGGTGGCTTCGGGAACAGCTTCAAGCGCAATTGCTCTCGGCTCGGCAGTCAGCGTGACCATTGTCACCATTACTGTTCAGGAAACAAACAAGGCGCCGAAGGTTTACACGATTAGGATCAACCGTCCGTAAAGGAAAACCGGGAGGGCGGCCCGAAATCCGCCCATTTATTTTGTTAGGAGGAAAGAGATATGGCAATACCTTTTATTATGATCAATCTGGATAAACCCAGAAAACTTCGCTTCGGCATGGGCGCAATGGTGGAATTCGAGCAGCTGACCGGAATAAAGCTAATGGAACTGAATGACGAGATGTCTATGGATGTCTGCTCAAAACTCCTTTGGATTATGCTCAAGCAGGAAGACAAGGAACTTACTTTACAAAAGACATGCGAGCTGATTGACGAATATGCAGAAAGCATCACCGAAGTAATCACCGCTATCACAAAGGCGATCGAGGCGGCTTTTCAAAAGGAGAGCGGCCACCCAAACGCAAATCCGCCGAAGAAATAAAGCCTGATTGGCTGGACTTTTCGGCGGAATTTTGCATAGGAGTTGGCGAACTTTCCTTAAGACCGGAGGAGTTTTGGCTGCTCACCTATGCAGAGCTTGTATCTATGGCGGAAGGCAGAATCCGAAATCAAAAGAGAAGAATGAATGAAATGATATTCCTCGCCTGGCACATCGAAGCGCTCGCCAGGCAGAAAAGGCTGCCCGCTCTCGGAAGCTTGCTTAAGGAAGAAAAATCAAATGGCAGAAGGCAAAGCGACGAGGAAATGATGGGCATGGCAAGACTCCTCAACGCAGCTTTTGGAGGGGAGGTGATTGAGGTTTATGGCGATATACAGCAAGAGTCAAACCACAGTTGAGGGACTTGATGAACTTATTTCAGCATTTCAAAAGCTGGGAGACGAAGCCATTCCGCACCTGCTGAATGGATCTAATGAAGCGGGAGGCGAGGTGCTCCGCAAGGCAAAAATAAAGGTTCCGGTGGATTCGGGGAACCTGAAACGAAGGCTTAAAATGGTCAAGGCCAAGAAAAGCGCCAAATACCCTTACCTGGTCTTTTCCAAAGTCACCTTCACAAGAGAAGTCGCTTATGCCGTGCCTCTTGAACTTGGACATCGGATCATTGTTAATGGCAAAAGTGTGGGCGTCGCAAAGGAACGCCCCTTTTTACGCCCTGCCGCGGATGAAAGCAAGGAAGATGTTGTAAAGACGATAGCAGCCTCAATGAATAAAGCGCTTGGCGAGATGGGAGGGATGAGATGAGCACCGTAATTCGTTCACTAATGGTCAAGGTTGGCGCGGACCTGACGGATATGCAAAAGGGCCTTAATAAAGCGGCAAAAGAACTAAAAAGCGCCGGACAGGAAATATCCTCCCTTGGTGCTAGTCTCACTACCGGAGTCACACTTCCTATCGCAGGAGCGGCGGCGGCCTCCATCAAGTTCGCATCCGACCTTGAGGAATCCACAAACAAGGTCAATGTTGCCTTTCAAGACTCAGCCGATGAAGTGAAAAAATGGTCGGAAACGACTCTTGAGTCCTTTGGCATTGCCAAGGGAACGGCTCTTGATATGGCGGCCTTGTTTGGGGATATGGGAACAGCCATGGGTCAGACCCCACAGGAAGCTACCAAAATGTCCGAGAGCCTGGTCGGGCTTGCCGGGGATCTTGCCTCCTTTAAAAACATAGGAATCGAGGAAGCGCAGACCGCCTTAAAGGGCATATTCACCGGAGAGGGGGAGTCGCTAAAATCACTCGGTGTTGTCATGCAGGACAGCACCCTTGAGGCCTATGCAATGGCTAGCGGACAGAAAAAAGCCTATGACGAGATGACGCAAGCCGAAAAGGTCGCCCTCCGATATGCGTTTGTAATGGACGCAACAAAAAACGCCCAGGGAGATTTTGCGAGGACAAGCAGTGGTACCGCCAATCAGCTCAGAATTGTGCAGGAATCCTTGAAGGAAGCGGCTGCCACTTTGGGGCAGAATCTTCTTCCAATCATTACGCCAATACTGCAAAAGCTCAACGACCTTATCCAAAGGTTTTCTGAAATGGACGGAGGCACTCAAAAATTCATCCTGGCTATGGCTGGGATAACAGCCGCAATAGGCCCGGTTTTATCCATTGTGGGGGGACTTACTACCGGACTTGGCGGCGCGGTTGGGGCGGTTTCCAAAGCAGCAGGTGTTTTATCCAAGGGCGGTGGCCTTGCATCAGCGCTTGGCGCGCTAATCGGGCCTGGGGGCATTGCCCTTCTGGTCATTGCCGCCATTGCTGCTGCGGCGTATTTGATCATCAGCAACTGGTCTGAAATAAAGGGATTCTTTACTAATCTCTGGAAAAGCGTCAGCACCACCTTCACAAGCGCATGGGAAGGTGTTAAAAGTTTCTTTTCCGGGATATGGAGCTGGCTGCAGAATTTCTTTGGACAGTGGGGAATTTTTATTCTTGCTGTGCTAATGCCATTTATAGGGGTGCCGCTACTTATCTATCAGTATTGGGACCAAATAAAGCTATTCTTCGCCGGACTTTGGGAAACGGTTAAAGCCTCGTTTAACGGAGCACTCCTTGCAATCATACAGTTTTTTAACGAACTTCCTGCAAACATCGGATCTGCACTGGGGCTTGTCATCGGCAGCGTCCTTAAGTTTGGAATCGATCTCGCCATGTGGGTTATCGAAACCATACCAGTTGTAATTGAAAGCATTGCTCAGTTCTTCGCCGAGCTTCCAACCAGAATATCTGAAACGGTTGCCGGTGTGCTAAGCTCCATTTCCCTTTGGGGCATGAACCTCGCCGCCTGGGTGGCTTTAAATATCCCCATTGTAATAGGGAGCATAGTATCTTTCTTTATTTCATTGCCGGGCCAGATAGTAGCAGCTATTACAGGAGTGATCAGCGCAATAGGCACATGGGCGGGAAATCTGATAACAAAGGCAGGCGAAGAGCTGCCCAAGGTCGTGGCTAGTATTGTAGAGTATTTCAAGGCATTGCCAAAAGAGATACTGCAGGTCGGTAAAGACCTGGTAACCGGCCTCTGGAACGGCATGAACGGCATGATGAGCTGGATTAAGAAAAAAATCAAAGAATTTGCCAGTTCCCTGATTTCAAGCATTAAAAGTTCTCTTGGTATTAGTTCTCCTTCAAAGGTGATGGCGGATGAGGTCGGCAAATGGATCCCGGCAGGTATTGCCAGAGGCATCACAGGAAATGCCAGCCTTGTGCAAGCGGCTATGGATACGATGAGCACTCAGCTTACCGCGGGAGGAAGTCTGGAGGTTGAAGGCTCATTTTCAAATGGAAGAAAAGCTTCAGAAAACGATTCAGCCCTACAGGGAAATCGTTCTACCAGCCTGACCATCAATGTGCAAAGCTTCTCCCAGGCAAGGCATGAGATTGATCTATTAAATAAGCAGTTGGCGATGGCAACAGGGATTTAAGGAGGTGTCTTATTGGAACGACTGATTTATACAAATGCTTTAGGCCAAGCCGTCATCTTTGACGAAGGCGGCTCTTACAGGTGGCTTGAAGTGGACGATCTTGGGGGGCTTGAAGCGGATTTTATGACTTCAGCAAGCCCATTCCAGGACGGTGTGACCTCAGTGGGCGACGCCTATTTCACAGCGAAAGCCATCAAGGTCAAGTTTGCGGTTGTCTCCTCTGAACTTGATGCGGCCTTACGCAGCCTTAACAGCATCCTGAATCCGAAGCTTGGATTTGGCAAACTCACTTATGAACGCGGAGGTAAAAGCTACGTGCTGGGCAAGGTGAAAACAAGAACCATGCCGTCCCTGCCCGGCACACCATCAAGAGGGATAAGCTATCAAATCACTTCAGCTATCTTTGAGGCCTTCGACCCATATTATACGGATGAGGATTACCTTGAAGCTTCGGTTTCCACCGGCGAAAACTGTCTGGAATTCCCGGTGAATATATTTGACAGCTTTGTTTTCGACTACACTAACACAACAGGCATCCTCGTGACGAACGGAGGTGATGTGGAGTGCCCGGTAACAATTATTTTGGATGGGCCGAAGAACAGTCCCCTAACAGTGGAAAACCTGGACACTGGGGAGAAAATCGTGCTGGCAATGAGTCTGCTGGCGACTGAGCGGCTTACCATAACAACTGGAATCGACGACATCAATGTGATCAAGGAAGACCTAATAACCGGAATCAGCACAGTGGCCTTCCAATACATCGATGTGGCTGAGACGTCTTTTTTCAGGCTTCCAAGAGGAACCAGCACACTTCTGATTACTGCGGGAGAGGCTGAAGTTGAACAAGCCGCCATCAAATACAAGCAAAGGTGGGTGGGAATTTAATGAAGACCTTAAATATAATGGCCCTTGATTTCAACTACAAGGCAGCAATCCGGGGATATCAAAGTGCAATAATAAAGCGGGTTTGGAACGGCATCGGTTCTCTGGAACTAGTAATCAACGAAGCAATTCCCAATGCCAACCTGATCAGCGAAAACGACATACTTTGGTTCGATCATGAATACAATAAGGCTTTTATCGTGGAGCATATCGAAACGGAGCTTTCAGGAAGCAGTATGACTTATAGAATCACCGCCAACCATATCAATATCCTGCTCCATGATTACATCACTATTCCGCCAAGCGGAGAAGATACCGATGTCCGAACCGGTTCACGTGAGCAGGTGGTGCGGCAATGGGTAGAACAAAACTGTATAAGTCCAGACAATACGGCCAGGGCTCAGTATCCACTTGTGCTTTCTGAGGCGGGTGGCTTTGGCGGAACCATCACAGAGCAGAGCAGGTTTGCAGTGCTTTCGGATGAGATCACGAGGGTGCTTTTGCCGGAAGACTTTGGTTGGCGGGTGGATCTGGACGTGGGAAATTCCAGATTCGTTTTCAAGGTTTTCGACGGCGTGAACAGGACCTCGGCGCAGAGCGTGAACAGCAGGATCTTATTTGGGTTGAGATATGGAAATGTTGCTGGCTTTCGGAAAGTGACAGATATAGTTTCGGCAAAAAATGTGGCCTATATCGGAGGACAAGGTGACGGTTCGACCAGGCTACTCGTGGAGGTGGATAATGCTTTCGGCGGTAGGCGCAAGGAGATGTTTGTGGATGCCCAGGATCTGGCGGCTATAATTGAACTGGCCGAGCGGGGTTCTCAGGCGCTATCAGATTCTGAGGCAGTTAACAGCTTTGAATTTGAAGCACTGAGCAGACAGTTTCACTATGAGGAGGATTATGACCTGGGGGATTTCGTGACCGTCGTAATCGATAAGGATACCTTTCAGCACCTTCAAATAAGAGAACTGAGGGAAATCTACGAGCATGGAAATGTCACAGTTAAACCTGTATTCGGAACTCCGGAGCGCACTCTTGGAAAAGCAATCGGCGGGATGGTCAAGCAGCTATCTTCCCTAGCGGTATCTGTAGCGAAGATCGACGATAACAAGGTAGCCTCTGCATCAACATGGAGTTCGGAACAGATTGAAAGCCATACTATTTCACCAACAAGAATTGCACAGGACAGCACACACCGATTTATGGCGGATTCACAAATCTCCGCGCTTCTTGCTGAAGGAACAACGCTCCCCGGCACATCGGGAATCTTGACTGCCACCATGAATGGGAGCGTCAAGAGAATCACTCCAACCGGAGCGTGCACATTTAATGCTTCCGGCGGAACACTCGGGCAGCGGTGTACTTTTATTATAACCACTTCTGGAACGACATCGTACATACTCACTTTTGGCACGAATTTCAAAGTTGCAGGCACCCTTGCAACCGGAACAGTCAGCACAAAAATGTACGCTGTTAACTTTATCTATAACGGCTCGCTGTGGGTGGAAACCGGAAGAACGGCAGCCATGTAAAGGAGGCTAATATATATGGCGAATATAAACGATTTTGGAATGCCATTCACTTCACAGGCAGGAGACAGAGCCTACAGCGCTCTTGACTGGCGGTCCTACTTCAACTCGCTGCTGGAGGATGGCGTAATTGGAGATATAGGTAACGAGCTGAAGGTCAATCCCCAATCCACACCAAACAAGACTATATATGTGGATACCGGGGCTGTTTTTATAAGCGGTGCCATGAGGGTTATGGCAGATGTTACGAATCTGACTGTTGCAGACAACACAAGCGGTCAGCCTCGAATAGACCGTGTTGTGGCGAAGTTCAATCTAACGAACAGAAAAATAGAATTTGCCGTGAGGCAAGGGTCTTCCTCTGATAGCCCAAGTCCTCCAGATCTTATACAAAACAGCTCTACATGGGAACTATCCCTGGCACAGATTTATCTTGCAAATGGGTTTTCGACCATTACCACAGGGGTGATTACAGATGAACGAGATAGCGTGGAGGTATGCGGATTTTTCAGATACAGAGCCAAACCTGCCTGGTATCCGGAGGTTGGAATACCGACACACGACGCTTGGATGTATTCGACCTTCAAGGAACAGCTAACTGCAAGCGAGATATCGGATATTGAAGGAAACAGTAGTTTGATGTCTATCATACTTTCGGCTAACAAGGTAAAGAACATTTTCCCATCAATTATTCCTAATGCCTTACAGCTTTACTCGCCACCAAGCGCAACCATATCATCTGATATAACGCTCACTGAAAAAATCAATATTTATCATGACTTGACAGTCAATTCCGGTGTAACCCTTACGTGCACCTCCGGAACAACGATCCTTATAGTATTGGGAACCTTGGCCCTTAACGGAATCATAAACGCTTCAGAAAAAGGCGGCGCTGGTGGTGCTGGAGTATCGACATATGATGGAGCAGGTGGCATCGGTGGCGGCATTATATATCTCTTTGTCAACAAGATAACAGGCACGGGTTTTATCAAAGCCAATGGTGGCGTTGGGGAAAGTCCGACAACGGAATATTCAGGTACGTCATCCGGCGGCGGTAGAAATGCGGGCACAGCAGGTTCATTCATAAACAATAGTGTGCCTGCCGGATCAAGAGCCCATAAAACATCACTGATATCCTTTTTGAATTTTGAAATCAGTTCTATTGGTGGTTCCGGTGGTTATAGCGGTGAGCATGATGGCGATGGAACCAATGCTTCTGTCGCCAATGGGGGAAACGGTGTTTATGCCTCTGGCGGAGGAAGCGCCGAGTTAACAGCGAGCGGTGATTTTAGTGGCGCTGGCGGAGGCGGAGGTGGAGGCGCGGTTATCATAGTCTCAACAAGCGGCATTCCGACTATTACGATTGAAGCCAAAGGTGGTGACGCCGGTTCCTGCGCGGGTATGGTTGATAGTGTCGGGGGTTCGGGAGGCGGAGGTGGCCTTATTTCCTTATCCGCTCCTGCCAGCGCGGCAATCACATCTGCTTCAGGGGGTGCTGGTGGCATCAATGGAACCTTTTATGGGAACAGCGTCAATGCCAGTGGAAGTGCGGGGCTTGTTGAATTCTACACGCTTGATTTGCTGAAGGGGGTATGACAATGAAAGCTAAAATTCAGGATGGAAAGATAACCAGTTATTTTATTGGAATCACTGCTGAAAAAGACTTCATCGATGTTCCGGCAAAAGTCGCTGCCAATCCCAACGAGTATCATTATGCGGATGGCAAGTTCATCGAGAGAAAAATTCCGGAACAGCCCATGGTGAAATCTTTGGAGCAAAGGGTGGAGGAACTCGAAAAACAGGTTGCCTTGCTTACCACCCAGAAATTAGTTGATGTTTTAGTCGAAGAGAGCCTTTAGTGCAAAGGCTTCTTTTATTACCATGAATTAGGAGGTTTAAATGAAAGACATTATTAACATGATACAAATCATAGTTGCCGCCATTGGCGGAACTATCGGATACTTCTTGGGAGGGCTTGACGGTTTCCTCTACGCTTTGATCGCGTTTGTGGTCATCGACTACCTTACCGGAATTATGGTAGCGATCCTTGAGAGAAAACTCTCAAGCGAGATGGGGTTCAGGGGGATTTTCAAGAAAGTACTTATTTTTTCCCTGGTTGCCGTTGGCCACATTATCGACTCGCAGCTGATCCAAACAGGCAGCGCAATTCGGACAGCGGTAATTTTCTTCTATTTATCCAATGAAGGAATCAGCATTTTAGAAAACACAGCCAAGATTGGCCTACCCATTCCTGAAAAACTGAAAACTATCTTGGTGCAGCTGAATAAGGAGGATGACAAATGAATCTGCGAAAACTCATTCTGACAAACAATGCCTGCTACAAGGTCGGCAAAACCATCATACCAAAAGGCATAATGGTGCATTCCACCGGAGCGAATAACCCTAGCTTGAAACGCTATGTAGGCCCGGATGATGGGTTGCTTGGCAAGAACCAGGCAGGCAACCACTGGAACCAGGATAAGCCGGACGGCCGAAAAGTTTGCGTCCACGCTTTTATCGGCAAACTTAACGATGGGAAGATTGCCACTTATCAGACTCTGCCTTGGAATTATCTGGGCTGGCATGCCGGGGGTTCTGCAAACGACTCCCATATAGGCTTTGAAATTTGCGAGGACGGATTGACCGATGCCTCGTATTTTTTTGCCGTCTACAAGGAAGCCGTGGAGCTATGCGTTTATCTTTGCAAAATGTATGGATTAACAGAGAAGAATATTATCTGTCATTCCGAAGGATACAGGCTGGGAATTGCCAGCAACCACAGTGATGTAATGCACTGGTTTACTAAGCACGGCAAGAGCATGGATGCATTCCGTGCCGAAGTCAAGAAGCAGCTTGATGCGAAGAATGTCCCTTCCTCCACTGAACAAAAAAAGCTTTACCGTGTTCAGATTGGAGCTTACAGCGTCAAGGCAAATGCCGATACAATGCTTGCCAAGGTCAAGACGGCCGGCTTCAAGGATGCTTTTATAAAATATGAATGATGAACAGAAAATTGCCTGTGGGGGTTATGCTCCTGCAGGCAATTTTTTTTATGCCCTGATTCAGATTAATTTTGAAGAACCTCACCTCCTACCTGTTCCCACGGCTAACAGGTAGGAGGTGATGCTGTATGTATCAGAATAGGGGCAGGAAAGTCACGAAGATTACGGATGATATACATGAAGAAAAAATCGAGCCGAAAAGGGCGTCACAGGCACAACTGCAGTGTGAATTTGATTATATCCAGGCAGAAAAAATGTTGAAGAGGATGCTTGAAAAAGGGCTGATCACTACGGAAGAATTCGAAAAAACAACTGTATTGAACCGCCAAACTTTCTCTCCGATGTTGGCGCGAATTATGCCCTAAAATCGTTGATATATAAGGGTTTTAGAGTTAACATGTGACCTACGGGAGAGGAGGTGAGATGATGAAAAAGATAACGAAAATCGCTGAAAACAAGCAATCCTTTACCAAGCAAAAGTTGCGGGTAGCCGCCTACTGTCGTGTTTCCACGGACAGTGATGATCAACTTGTCAGCTTACAGGCGCAAAAGACCCATTACGAGACTTACATTAAGTCAAACCCAGAATGGGAATTTGCAGGATTGTATTATGACGAGGGTATCAGTGGTACAAAAAAGGAAAAACGATCCGAACTCCTTAGAATGATATCGGACTGTGGAAATAAAAAAATCGACCTGATTATCACAAAGTCCATCAGTCGATTTGCGAGAAACACAACTGACTGCCTGGAGATGGTCCGTAAGCTGGTAGACCTTGGAGTCTACATATATTTTGAAAAGGAAAACATCAACACCCAGTCAATGGAAAGCGAATTGATGCTGTCCATTTTAAGTGGACTTGCGGAAAGCGAGTCAATTTCCATTTCGGAAAATAACAAGTGGTCGATACAGAAACGCTTTCGGAATGGAACATATAAGCTTTCCTATCCGCCCTATGGGTACGATTATTTAGATGGCGAGATGATTGTCAACGATGAGCAGGCTGCAATAGTCAAACGTATTTTCGCTGAGGCTTTATTAGGAAGAGGAACTCAAAAAATCGCCGATGGTCTTCAAATCGATGGTGTTGCAACAAGAAGAAAATCAAAGTGGACAGCCTCCACGGTTCTAGGTATTTTATACAACGAGAGATACACCGGAGATGTGGTTTTACAAAAGACCTACACCGATGAGCATTTCAACAGGCATAACAACCACGGCGAAAAAGACCAGTTCCTTATTGAAAACCATCACGAGGCGCTTATCAGCCATGAGGAATTCGAAGCCGTAGGCAAGTTGCTCAGTCAACGGGCAAAAGAAAAAGGGATAGAAAAGGGGACCAGCAAATACCAAAATAGGTATGTGCTGTCCGGGAAAATAAAGTGCTCCGAGTGTGGCGGTACCCTTAAAAGAAGGATACAGGGCGATGCAGAAAACAAATATATTGCTTGGTGTTGCTCTAAACACATCTACGACATTTCAGGATGTTCAATGAAGTTTATTCGAGATGATGCTATAAAACAGGCTTTTCTAACCATGATCAACAAGTTGATTTTTGGGTACAAGCTGATTCTTAAGCCACTGCTGCAGAGCTTAAAAACTGTAAACTACTCAGATAATCTTATTGAAATCCAGATGTTTGAGTCGAGGATGGAAGAAAATGCGGAACGGAGACGAGTGCTGGTTGGACTAATGACTAAAGGCTATTTAGAGCCTGCCTTATTCAATGGACAGAACAATGAGATTCGCAAAGAAGCTGCATTGCTAAAGGAGCAAAAGGAAGCCGTTTCCCGATTGGTGAACGGAGAAATGACTGTGACTGCAGAAGTTGAAAAGATTTTAAAGTATGCTTCAAAGGCAGAGCCTATCGATAAATTTGATGAATTATTATTTGGCAACTATGTAGAAAAAATCATCGTATATTCACAAGTCGAAATAGGCTTCAAGATGAAATGCGGTATTACGCTTAAGGAAAGGCTGGTGAGATAGATGAACCACATACCATTCGGATATATCATTGAAGATGGCAAAGCGATTATTGATGATAAAGCAGCATCGCAAATAAGGGATTTGTTTCATTCTTATCTCTCGGGGTTATCTTTATCGGATACCGCAGAAAAAGCGGGTATCAAGCGCTGCCACCCGGCAATCTCCAAAATGCTTACAAATAGGCGCTATATAGGAGATGATTTCTACCCTGGGATAGTAGATGAAGAGGTTTTTCAACAGGTCGAAGCTGAAAGACTTAGGAGGGCACACATGCTTGGGAGAATATACGAACCGAAAGCCTCAAAAACGGTGTTTCCCAGAATACGGTTTTTCGCTTCAGAACCCCAGTCTAATTTTGAAGATCCCTTTCAGCAAGCCGAATATGCATACAGTTTAATTGAAAGCGTGGTGGTCACGGATGGCGAATAATAGAAGTGTGACGGTGATACCGGCACGCGCTCGTTTAGGAAACAATTTAAATACTGATGAAAAACCAAAGCTTAGGGTTGCTGCTTACTGCCGTGTCTCAACTGACAGCGATGAGCAGGCAACAAGCTACGAGGTGCAGATCGAACATTACACAAATTATATCAAAAACAACTTGGAATGGGAGCTGGCAGGGATTTTTGCAGATGATGGAATCAGTGGGACAAATACTAAGAAGCGTGATGAGTTCAACCGTATGATACAAGATTGCATGGAAGGCAAAATCGACATGATAATCACAAAATCCATCAGCCGCTTTGCCCGAAACACCCTGGATTGCTTAAAGTTCATCCGACAACTCAAGGACAAAAATATCCCTGTTTTTTTTGAGAAAGAGAATATCAATACGATGGACTCCAAAGGGGAGATAATGCTCACCATCATGGCATCATTGGCACAACAGGAAAGCCAATCCCTCAGCCAAAACGTAAAGCTTGGCATTCAGTATCGCTACCAACAAGGCGAGGTTCAGATCAATCATAATCGTTTCTTAGGCTACACCAAAGAGAATAAGCGGCTGGTTATTGTCCAGGAAGAAGCGGGAGTGGTGAAGCGCATCTACCGCGAATATATTGAGGGTGCAAGCCTTCTGCAAATAGCACGAGGTTTGGAAGCTGACGGAATTCTAACAGCGGCAAATAAAGCGAAGTGGAGACCGGAGACACTTAAGAAAATTTTGCAGAATGAGAAGTATATCGGTGACGCCCTGCTTCAAAAAACATACACTGTGGACTTCCTTTCCAAGAAACGCGTGGTCAACAATGGGATTGTTCCACAGTATTATGTTGAAAACAGCCACGAGCCTATAATCCCGCGTGAAATTTTCATGCAGGTGCAGGAAGAGCTAGTACGACGTGCAAATCTCTATACCGGGAAGAATGGCAAGAAAAGAGTTTATAGCAGCCGATATGCACTGTCTAGCATTGTTTATTGCGGGGAGTGTGGAGAAATATACAGGAGGGTGCATTGGAACAATCGAGGATGCAGGTCCATAGTCTGGCGATGTGTCAGCCGCCTTGAGGAGAAAGGCTCGGATTGCTGTTCACCAACGGTAAATGAAGAAACTCTCCAAAATGCAGTTGTCAAAGCAATTAACGAGGCGCTTTGCAGTAAGAATACCTTCCTTGAAACTTTGCAAGTGAACATTGCTACCGTACTTAATGAGGAGGACGACAAATCCACCGATGATTTTGATGAGAAGCTGGAAGAGTTACAAAAAGAACTTCTAAATCTAGCAAATTCCAAGGCTGACTATAACAACGTAGCTGATGAGATTTACCGATTGCGGGATTTAAAGCAAAATACCCAAGTGCAAAATGCTGAGCGCCAAGGCAAGAGACAGCGTATTGAGGAAATGACAGAGTTCCTTAAAGAGCAGACTGGTGAGCTGATTGAATATGATGAGCAGCTGGTCAGAAGGCTTATAGAAAAGATAACGGTCTTTGATAACAAGCTGACCGTTGAATTCAAATCCAGCTTTGAGGTTGATATAAAACTGTGACAATTTGATGGCTGCTGATTTAAGCAAATATACCACTATATTAGTGGCTTTCTGTGGTAAATGAATATTATTCACATCTAAAGCAATCACAAGTTTATTGATTTGGAAGAGATGAAGTTTGTGGGTATTACGGTATGCGACTAACACATCACCATTTTAAAAATGGAAAATTGGTTGTTATTTTTACGGACGGCACAGAGATGGAACGTGGTGGTGAATAACCTATTAGTATACGACCAAGCTATAACATCTACTTCATAAAAAAGTATCAATATTAAAAAGTTTTGTTAAGTTTTGTTAATAATAGTAATAGGTAAAAAATGAAAGATGCTATTATGAACGGGGGGGGGTAAACAGTAAACCTAAAAAGAGCATATTGACAAGGCAAGAAAAAGTAAATATAATAATATTAAATCGGTCGTTCGTACTAAATGGTAGACTGGAGTGATATTATGAACAATGAACTAAAAAAGGAAAACCAATCTGAAAAAATACTGCAAACTGCATATGAATGTATTTCTTCAAAAGGGTATGCTAATGTATCCATGCGTGATATAGCAGATGAAGCTGGAGTTGCTCTAAGTCAGCTTACCTATCATTATAAAAATAAGGATGGGTTGCTTAAAGAAGTAATAAAAATTATGATTCAAGAATACCTAATGGAAGTTGAAGAGCATTTAAGAAAAGGGGTAACGCCTAAAGAAAAATTATCCGATCTTATCACATATTTCCAGGAAGTTTTGGAAGAAAAACCAAAGTTATTTAGATTGTTTTATGATTTTACAAGTATGTCACTCTGGTCAGCGCAATTTAGCGATTTACTCCGAAATCTTTTTGAAAACTTAGTAAATCTGATTGAAAAATACGTATTAGATGACATCCCTTTAAAAAGTAATTTAAGGGCTTATACACCAAAATCCATAGCCAGGATGTTATTAGGAGCAATGTTTGGAACTGCAATACAGGTAATTTTAGATCCTCAAGAAAAAAAGCTACCTGAAGCTTTAAATGCAATTGAATTATTATTTGCTTAAAATCAAAAAAATAAAAAGGAGAGATTTAAATGTCAAATATTTTAGAAAAACCTTTCAATATGGGGTTAGGACTCTTTGCCTACTCAAGAGAAAAAATTGAAAAGGTTGTAGATGAACTGGTTAACAAAGGTGAGGTTACCAGAAAAGACGCACAAGAAGTTGTTAGGGATCTTGTAAAAAAGGGCGAAGAGCAACGTGAAGAATTAAAGAAATTTGTAAGAGATGAAATAAAAGAAACTATGGATTTGAAGGATTTTGTCAAAACAGGTGATTTAAGAGATATAATCCGTGAAGTGACCTGAGCCCAAAAAACTTCGTCAATAGGAATGTTAGTCACGATATGATAAAATGAAAATCGTAGTGATCAAGGAGTGATTAACATGAAGAAGAGATTTAC